CATGGTTGCTAGAACTTCATACGCGCGTGGAGATTCCGACTCTTTCGCAAGATCAGTTAAACTTTCCATTGCATCATTACCTTTGTTGATAAGATCACGGAAAGTTCTGCGTGACAAGTTATAGTCAGCCTTGATATCATCTTCTTCATGTGGAGTATTGAAAATTGGCTGTGTTTGCTGTGGAGGTATAATCTCTACTGCGTTTTCAATACCAAGAGCTTCACTTAATGCATCATTTTTATTCATTCTGTATCAGGCCATTCTGTTATAGTTATATCGTATCCAAAATCATCTGTGGGTTCCGCGTCAATAGGATCCGGTTCAATCTTGATTTCAACCAACTTAAGAGGATTGATATCAAAGCTGGATATTGTACTAACAGCATTTGTTGAAGCGCCTCTAATAGTATTACCAATGATAAACTGCCCCTGTGCACCACCCAAAACAAGTCTTAAATTGTTTTTATCCCATTCCAAAACATATCCATAAGCATTGGCTGTATTGTAGTTTGAACCTTGGAATACAATATCATCAAGTTTAAAGTTTCCATTTGCTGCTGGTTGAGTTACGTTTACTCTAACAATATTACCGGCTTTTAAGGTTTCATCATTATAAATGTTAGCAAGAACCTTACGAATGATCTTTGGCAATTGGACTGGGCCGTAATAGTTGGCTTTCATTGTAAAATTAAGAGTCCATGAAACATAACGAACAGAATCAAAATTTCCTTCATGTTCGATAACATTTGAGACGGTATTTAAGATTATAGGAACGTCTTTCTTGAATCCTAGTGCTGGAATAGTTTCGACTGTAACTGTATAGTCAGGATTGAAATATGGTATAATCTGCTCTATGATATGTGTTCCATCATCCACGTTTCTAGCATAGATTTGTAGATCAAAAGACAAGTCATATGGCACACCCATGTACTGTGTAGCACCTCTTGTAGATGTATTAGCAGCAACACCTGATCTTAATAGAGAGTTCTGTTTTCTAGATGCATCATATGCAAAGTTAGTCAATTCAAAAGACATACGAGGCAAAATAACTTGAACCGGTCTATTTAAATCTGGATCAGCCCTAAGACGAGCATAGTACTTTTCTTTTGGAGCATAGACAATTGGAACTTTAAATCTTTCTATCTCAACACCGTTGTTCTTATTAACTCTTTTGATAGTAATGTTGTTGAACATATTACCAAAAAGAATAACGTACTTTCGTGTTAATTGGTGATAAAAATAAGCATTACTTAACATTACGGTACTCCAAACGGATTGATTTCGGACAAGTCAATAAAGGTATCAGCTTCCGTTTGGATAATACGATTATCGGAATCATCTGCATCTACTAAGTCAGCCAGAGTATCGGATGAAGTTAAGTTATAACGAGTGTTGGACTCAGCACCTATTACAATACTATTTGCCGCAAAATCACCTTTGACATTGATAACTTCAAGAACTTTTGTTTCTGGAATCCAATGTTTAGATTCGGCTCTTGCTGTTGCATAAGCAAGATTTGCTCCCTGATATACAACCTCATCTTGGTGGTAATTGCCTGTTCCATTGCCTAAAGTCAAGCTAACAGTATACGCCGCTAAGTGTTCCAGATCATCAATAACTTGATCGCCTGTTTCAAAATCTTCATTGCTAAAGCGGAATACTTCACAACGCAATTCGTAGATATATGGATTTCTTTTACCTAGTGAGAAGAATAGAAGTTCTTCTTCAACGAACTTTATTTCAAAAATCTTTGCAAGTAGAGGAACATAAATCAAGTCGCCTTCGCGTGGTCTTGATGCTATTGTAGATGGAACATACTTTTCAAATGATCTGCGTGAAACGACAAAGTTAGAAGTATCACGAATTTCCAATCCAAACTTAGAGAAGAAATCGCCATCACCTTCGTAACCCTCAACGTTGGCTAGGTACATTTCAATACCGTACGCGCGTGTGAACTTAGAATTAACGCTTTCTCCAAGAACATCGTCAGCCTGGTCATACACTTCTCTTGGAAGATACTTGATATCATGACCCATAATCTGGATTGATTCCACAATCAAGTCTTCAAGAAGCATATTCTCATTGATAACAGATGGAGAAAAATTGTTGAAGTATACTGAGGTTGCCATTGATTACCCCATTATAAACTGAGGTGGTTCTTCGTAGGTATCGCGGATCAATTGCTCAACTTCATTAATTTCGGTTGTGGCCTCATCATAGATTTGTTGACCGTTCATAGTAACACCACCAGGAAGCTGCATTCCTGCAAACTTTTTCATGTTGTTGCCCCAAACGCGCTTGATGTAAGCGGTTGTTAAACGCTTGAGCATACGGTCATTCCACACATCGGTATATGTAGCCGGATTGATTATAATAAATCCTTCAACAATCAACCATTCTCCTGGTTGATTCATTTCCCAGTTCATATCAAGATACAGCTTATTTGTATGGCGATTGAATCGAATTGGTTGCTCACCAGAGAACATCATATCTAGTGTTCTAATATGCTGTTGTGTTAGAACATAGTTTACATAAGATGTACTGGTAAAGTCATATAGTTCGTGGAGGCGCAACTGATAACGCAAGTCAAACATATTAACTGAGGCATTAGTAGATGAAATTGGAAATATTCTTGTTACGCCAATGATGTTGTCTGTAATTGGTACATATCCATTACTAATATCTTCAGCAGTGAGTTCATGCTTTAGATACCAGCGTTCAACTCCATCAAAATGAAAGTCTTGGAAGTATTGTAAAGATGCGTCTACACAGTCATCGACCTGATCATCATCAACATTGATATTAATAACAGGATGCCCTAGCTGTCTAAGACACCAATCTTTATGCTGTTCTCTATTTGATGGAATTGCCATTTATGTGTCTCTTTTTTACTTTCTTATATTTATCAAATTAAAATGGAGCAGTAGGCCACACAATATTATACGGATCAGATTGAAGTGTAATGTCACGCAAAGATTGAGCATACGTGTCCAAAGTCTCAATATTATCTGTCAATGTAATATTTAGTCTAAGCTGAGACTGATGGCGAAGAAATCTCCAGTCTAAAAGGGATAGCATATAATCGCGTTGTGATCTAATCTCTTGCCATTTACGTTCAAGTTCTAGTCCTAACTCTTGCTCGGTCTTATCTCTTACATTCCAAGCAGTACCTGACCACTCAAGAATTTGCGTATCTGGAATAGATGCTGGAGGATCTTCAACCGTAATATATCCAGCGTCAGCAATCTCTTCAGGTGTAAAACTTGTTGGATCAGTACGAGTCAAACCATTAGATAGTTTAATGCGAAATGGAATATTAGTTGGATATGATCCGTCTTTACTGTAAAGCATTTTTTTTATCCTGTAATGTCAAGGTATACGTATAGTTCGCCAGTTGATGCTCCGGCTCTTGCTTCATAAAATGTAAAAGTTGGAGATGCGCCAAGAGCAATGGCAGGACTTCTTAACCAAAAATTATAATCATTTGTTGTAGTGGTACCAGTTGTTTCTGCATAAACATAATAAGTGCCGCCGGCTGCATCTGTTCTGGCCGCATTTGTTGTGGGTGTGCCGCCCGTATCAACATTCCATCTGCCGTTAGTTGTAGCAACCGAAACTGTTGTCCATGTTGCAGATGAATAACTTTTTGTATCCGTTGTTGTGGTTTGAAACGATTCACTTATATTTTCAAAACTGTAAGTCGTTCCTGATAAAACAATCAAATCTAACTGAAGATCAGCAACTTCACTTTCGTTCTTATTTATGTATCGGAAAACAACTCTGGCTGTTTTGTTAGCATATCTGGAAATATCAATTGTTCTCTGAGTCCAAGCATTATTTTGCCCTTTTACTGTAAATAGTTCTGATATTAGTCCTGAAGCAACTGTTTTGTTTGTAGACTTAGGAAATTGATTTGTAGAACCGAGAGACCATATGCCTTTACCTGAAGTATAATCAAAATTGTTTGGCGTAATAGCGCCGTCAGCTTGAAGCGCAGACTCAGATTTTAATGTGTTAAAATCGTAAAGAAGTTTTTTTCTACCGCCTGTGTAACCACCATAACGACCTGACATTAGTATCTATCCTCCAAACTACCTATTGGATATGTTCTACCTGGACCCCACACAATACGAACAACACCTTGGCCGCCATTGCCTCCAGATCCATTCGTGTCATCATCACAAGCGCCACCACCACCGCCATAGTTACCTCCTGCAGGTCTTGTTCCTGTAGATCCGCCTAAGGCACCGACACCGCCAGTAGGTCCATTGAATGGCCCGCCTGTACTACCACCGACACCTGATCCAAATACTCCTGCGCCACCACCGCCATAACCTTG